CTTGTGCCAGTTCTTATAGTGTCCATCATTCTCAATAAGAAATCGTTATTGAGAATCAGAAAGGATCAATCTCCTTTATGGTAGAATAGACTTCCTCTCCACCTTCCAGTTGAAGCACTTCACGCCAATTGATATCTTTTAGATCTAAATCATCATAACACTCAATGTCCAGAATAACCCGTACCTGTCGTTTTTGTGCGATCATGAGAACTAGATGCGATTGAACTCTATTGTATCATGCATAATGTCGATATGCAAGATCTTGATAATCTTGCCCATCTCGTGCATAATCGTCGTCGAGATCTGATGCATTATACTCGTAGTATGCATCCTCGTCGAGATTATAATCATTGCTGAACGTATAGTCGAGATCGTAATCGTCGTACATAATGCTCGTCGAGATTCTATGTGTTGTTATTGTACCATAAAACTCGTCGAGATTCAAGTCCTTATGAGGTCTCGTCGAGATTCATGCTAATATATATGCACTATTATTAAAAATTGTGTGGGTCCTGTAACATTTTCGGCGGGCGCTTGACATTTTTGCGGTCTTGTGATAGACTGCGGGCTTAGCGCACAAGACCTAGAAGGTTTCTATAAGTATTCAGAAGGTTTCTATAAGTATTCAGAAGGTTTCTATAAGTATTCAACACTATTCTCAACAATATACTCAATTGATTCTCAATAATACAAATTTATTGAGAATGCATACAAAACATACAATAATTTAATCAAATATTATCCACACCATATGATATTTTTAACATCTCATCAAATCAATCATACTCAGTTATAAATCATACATACTGTGTTATAAAAACGATAAACATACTGAGTTATAAAAATGTCAAGAGGAATTGTTTACCTTATTCTCAACAAGCAAACAGGTGAAAAATACATCGGAAACACCACACTTGCGATGAATAAAGAATGGGTACACCACATAGACCGTTCCAAAAGAATGTCTGCTGAACCATTACATAAGGCATTCAGACAACATGGTGTGCATAACTTCATGATCAAAGAACTTGATGAATGTGACGGTAATATACTTGAAGAAAGAACAAACTATTGGATAAAAGAATACAATCCAGAATATAACATCAAATTAGAACCTAAACCAGAGATTATTAAACCCATTGTACCTGAAATAAAAGATAAACCTACAATACAAAAAAATCTGAATACAGTTGGATTACAATCTTGGAATGAGAATACAAGAGGAGATGGTAAAAAGACTGGATTTAAGATAAAAGGAAAAAACTTAGAAACTGGAGTATGTACTGAATATACAAGTGCAAGAGAAGCAGCAATACAAATTACAGGCAATCCAAATAACCGTGCTAACATACTATCTGCAGCACGTAAGTATAGAATAGCATATGGACACCGTTGGCAACTCTTAGAAGAACGACAACAAAAGAAACCAGTATTTGGTGTCAATAAAAAAACCGAACTGATTGAAGTTCGGTATGAAAGTGTAAATGCAGCAGTTAAAGCATATAATGGAGCAAATAAAACAGATATCCTTAAAAGTCTAAAGAATCCTGGTAAGTATTCGTGGCATGGATACTGGTGGTTTTACGGATGAGTCGTTATACTAAGCGCCCGCAGAACATGTGTTACAACTGCTGGTACACATGGTATCCAAGAGGAAAGAATATCTCAAATATCTGTCCAAACTGTGGAAGTCGTAGTACAGGACTTGATATCAGTGGTTTTGTCTTATTCTTAATTCTAATTGTAATCCTGATAATTGTACTCTAGTTTCTGCGCTTCAGTTCTTCAATCAACAGATCCAAATAAGCATCAGCATCTGGTACATTTAGAATCGCCGCATCTGAGATCTCAAATGACAGATCACAATCATCGAGATCTTTCAGTTCTTCTTTTGAGTAGAATCCGTAGTCAGTCATAAGCAACCTCTTCCAATTCTTTGAGCAATTGTGAAGTGAACAATTCGATGATTGGTTCATCATCCTCATCATAATACTTGTCGCAATACTGATTAAACAAATCCTCATTGATAAACGAAAGATTGTCCATCAGTTGTTCAATTGATCGAATCAGTTGATCTTGATTCATTTTTTGATAAATGCTTTGATAAAGTCAAGAAGAATAATTGCACCGAACACTTGCAGATAAGTCACAGAAAGACCGATCATCAGTGCAAGAATCGCATAGATGATACCAGCAATGATTGCACTCGCAACAACGCTGCCAATCAACTTACCTAAGATACCACCAAGTTCTTCTGCTGCAGCGATCTTTTTTTCTTCTGGAGTCATCTTAATTTTATTAAGTTCTTGAATGAACTTTTCAGGATCAATTTGATGAGTCATTTGTTTCGAATTAGATGAACAATAAGAAGAATTTGACCAGCACCCATAAGATAACCGATCAGAAAGAACATACCAGTTGCCATCACTCTTCAGGAAACAATTTCCAGGAATCAGGGCGAAGACCCATTTCTTCACAACGACATTCATAAGCAATGCGTTGCAGCAGACGGAAATCCATCTGCTCTACACTTTGAATGATAGAACGACGGATCTGAGCGTCTTGAGTGGTGTCGGAAATCATCAGAGGTGTGTTTTGATTACCCCTGTATTATAAAGGTGTTACAGGGGCAGGGAGAGGGGACTGTGACAGTTCTTCAACTGTCCTACTTCTTCTTGCGGCGGTTGCTTGCGTTCTTCTGTGCTTGTGTGCGACACTGACCAGTGGCACGACGCTTATCGCCATTGCCGAAGGTAGGATTCTTCTTGGGTTTTTTAGGAGTTGCCATGAGTTTTTTGATTAACTCTGATATGATAATTCAATTCTAAAATCTTTCTGAGTATCGTGTGACAGTATGAAAACTGTCCTTATTTGGTGCGAATCTTTGTTCTTCTCTTCTTACCTTTTGCTCTGACCGTTGGTTGAGGATTGCGATCAATTGACTTATTCGCAGTTTCTTTATCCATCATAATATAAGATCCTTGTGGTTGTCCTTCTCTTGGAGTAAATCCACCATGTGCATTTGGCACTCTGACAACTTTTGCACCTTGTTTAAATGCTGACTTTGCCTGATCTGGAGCACTGGTTGGTTTTCCTTTTTTGCTATTAATATCTTCAATCGAAGAAGATTTCATCCAATTTTTGATATTTTTACCAAAATCTCTAGGAGAATCAGTACTAGTGACTTTTGGATTTATCAATTTCAAATTAACTCTAGAATGGGGATGATAATCAGATCCAACTCTAGATGATGGTGTGGTATAAACAATATCCTTTCTTTCATCTGGATGATATGTTCCCGTTGATGGAGAATCTCTGAATCCTGATCTTAAAATGTTCTCTTTATTTGATGCAGATGTATAATGTGCCGTGCGAAGAATTCTCATTCTTCTTGCTTCAGTGATGAACTCAGAGAATGTTTTCATGATTCACCATCAACCTTACGAACAAAATCAAGAATCAAATATGCCTCAGTCATGAATTCTGAGAAGGTTTTCTGCTCTCTGAAGTCTCTAATATTATTCTTTGCTCTTTTTGCGCGAAGTTCAGATCTTCTTGCAGATACTTTTTCTGGATTCCAATCTTTCTGATAAGTGACTCCACCAAACTCAGCATGTTTTTTATATTTTGGTAGTTGTGATCCTCGAACTGTTTGACCACCACGATCTCTTCTAGTCCTATCTCTTCTTTTTTGTGTTAATCTTTCTTCAGTATCTCTTGGAGTTTCACCACGAACTGGTAATCTGTCTCCAGGTGATAAACGAGCATTGCGAATTGTTTCTTTTTGATCTGCACTCAAGCGATCATCAACTCTTGCTTCATTCACATAACCACCACCAACTGCTTTACGAATTGCATTCACCGCTTGAGAGCGAAGTTCTCTTCTTTTTTCTCCCTTACGAACTAATCCTTGTTTTTGTGCTTCAATGTTGGTGCGTTGTCCAGATTTCTTTGCTTTTTGCAGTTTTTCATATTTTCCTTTTGGTTCATCACCTGCAAACTCAGACCATTTACGATCTTCTGGTGATGATCCTGCTCTTGATTTCTTTTTTCCTCTTTCGCTACGATGAGCACTCTTTCTCTGACGATCTAATGAATCAGCATGAGGTCTTGTACCTGGTTTTGCCCATGTAACATTCTCTCTTTCCGAATCCTGATGAGTTTCACCACTACTAAAGCGTCCTCTTCTGGAAGACGCTTTTCTCATTGCAGTAGTTTTTGAACTTTCACCCTTTTTTTCCAAATATTCGTCTTGCTTATTACCTTCGTTAATCATTTTAACAAATACTTTTTACAGTATTTATTAGAACAATGATCTGGATCGATACATGGGTGGTGGAAGATCACGATTCAGTAAATATGTCAATCGATTCAAATCTTTATCTTGTCTTTTCTGTTCTGGTGTTCTTTTCTTTCTCTGTTCTCTCTCAACTTCATAATCTCTTGAATATCCACTTCCAGCATCTTCCTTAACTGCTTTTGCAAGTTTCAGTGGTTCTTTCTTTTTCAATGGTTCAAGATATTTTTCCTTCCAACCAGGTGGTGGTCCAGATGGTTCTGGTTGAGGTTTTGGTTCATAAGGTTGATATGGAGATCCACCACTTTCTAGCATAAACTGTGAAAAAGTTTTCATAATTCTACAGTGGTGTGAGAAGAGTGTTGTTCATTGACCTTCGAACAAAATTCTTGATTTTATCTGGTTTTGGTGCTGGTTTCACTGCACTGGTTGGTCGCATCATCGCTTTTTGAAGATTTCTTTGCGTTTCTGCATCCATTGGGATTACCTGTTCTGGTTTAATTGGATCACCCGCTGCTTCCATGAATTGTGAGAAGGTCTTCATGTTTTTATTTTTATTTAGACCATGCTTTCTCCATCGTAAAGTTTGCATGAGAAAACACTTCACGCTTAATCAGTTTATAAGTACCATACTCATTGGACATCACAAAACCTTCAGCAGTAATACGATCATAACCAATATATGCAGCAGGACCATCACAACGACACATATAAAGACAATCTTCTTTGATTGACTTCACCAACTTCCAAAACTCAATCAACAGACGATCACACTCAAATTCTTCAGGATGAATCTCACGTTGCTCACGGATACAAGCATTAATTTGCTTCTTAATCCTTTCTGCTTCAGATTTGGATGCAAAATTAACCATGCTAGACATTTGTCGCGCAAAGTCACACACCTCATCCACATCAGCAAATGACGACTGATTGTGAACAATATATGCTTTTGGTTTCACAAACAGAACATCATCATCACTTTCCAGATTCAGCATCAGTGGAATTGCCCAACTGTCACGCAGATCATCATTTGCTTCATAGACAGTATGAGGAGCAATGATCAGATGTTGAGAAATAACTTCAGGAAATTGATAGGTAATTAGATTGGATTTGTACTCGTCACTACCACCAAAACCGATAAAATCACCTTGAATAATGGATTCAGTGCGGGGAAGATAATCAAAGCAAGCATGAAGGATTTCTGCTACATTACCTTCATAATGCTGATCAATCTCTTCGTGAGAATGTGCAATGCGAATCTTCTTTTTGTTAAACACTGCTTTGGTGCCAACAAAGAATGTATTGGTTGCAGGATCAGTACCCCACACAATCGCAGGAGCACCATCCATCTTGACAGACAGAGTGCCTGCTGCCACAAACCAGTCCAGAACATTCAGATCTCCCGTCAGAATGCTGTCTTCGGGATGCTCAAGGTGAAGGTTTTGCATGAGTTGGTTGCGAATGAATGTATTATAAAGGTAAATTCTGCCCAAACAAAAAAGATTGTGCCACTTAAAAAACTGGCACAATCTCTACGTTTTGGAAACCTTGTGTGATAACGTGCTTCTCCCACATGGAAGCATCTTCAATTTTATAAAAAGTTGCGACTTGCTTCGCTTTTTTATTTTTTTTGTCCTTGAGATAAATGACTTGATACTTCATGATTTAGAGGATCGGGATTTCAAGTATTTTAAATGTTTCCACTGATTATTATAACAAAGAACTAAGAGTCTTTCATTCTTGTGTAAACAACATGCTTGATAATTTTCACAATCTTTTGGGCGAACGTTTACTTCTATAGTAATATAATTTTTATCTTTGAAATAAACCCAACCTTCAATACCTTTTGTCCACTGCACATAATCATCTACTTGTGGATCGTAACTCATATGAATGCTAACTCTAACGGACTAAGTTTTAATTGCATTGCAGAATATGGTGTCGTCTTATCTATATCCACGACGGATCCCACTGTTGAGGAGTTGATTGGGGCATGGTATTCTTTTGTCTTGGAATTGTAGAATCCCCAAATACAACGGACTGGACTACCGTTGTTGTAATCAAACCGACGCTGATGAAGAATCCAAATAGCAATAACATTACGTTTAAATTGTACTTGCTCATAAGAATATCCTTTCGGCGGTAAGTGTGGGAATTCAACTATCACGGACTGCACGAAGGTTATTAGGATTATAACCTCGCTCTAGGTAATCTTGAAGTTTTTGATCACATTGTTCTCTTGTTAGTTTACATGCGGATTCATCAATCAATTCCCAACCATTTGTGAATAGTTCTTC